CCGTAATAAGCTATAAAGGCTTGCGTTTGCTCACTTGACCTATTGGCTAGTTGTTGCAATTCTGGCGATGTCATATCCTGCCTGGCCTTAATAGCCGCCGCCTCTGCTGTTCGATGATGCAGGTAGGCGTTTTGCTGTTCAGCATTCGACGGCCCATACCTAATACCGTTGCATCCCGCAAATACCATTACTACAAGCAATAGCGTTATCATTAATCCTGTTCTATACTTCATAAAAAACCTCGTTTTCTGCCTGTTAAGGCTGTTTTGGGCGTTTGCCCTGTTAAGTTATTTAATATAGTTCCTGCTCATATTTCTAAACGTTGGTATTCTTCTCACTTGGTAGCATCGCCTTGTAACCCTTGATCTGATAGGCACTTGAGCCTTTAGCTTGATTGGCCTTGGTATGTATTTACTTAACCATTCACCTATATCATACCATCGCTCAAGGTCTTCAATCTGTTGGCCCATCATATAAACCACCTCATCGAAGTGGTAATGCTGCTCGTCCGTATCGCCTGTTGTGGTATTATCCACATCACCAGCCCTGTCCCATTCACTAAAACCTGTTATCATATCTTCACCACCTGCCCACACTCTTTGCATTTAGTGGGGGGTTGGTAGATTTCATATTTGATACCGCTAAATATTGCTGGGCTTGCTGGGTTTCCCTCACGATTAACTACTTGACCGCCGACTATATTCCTATAGCAGCCATCGTGCCAAGTACCTTGACGCACCTTCTCGCCATTTAATAGTGCCCGCATCGCCTCCACTGGTGTTAGTGTTGGGGGTTTCCAGATTTGCCAGTCGTCGTGCTCTTCTAATCCACTCGCCCATTCATATTTTCCGCCGCCGTTGTCATCGCACCACACAATATGCCCGTCTTTCATATAAATATATGCTTTTTCTGTCCAACCCGGATATCTCAACTTCTCCCCCGCTTCCAACCATCGTATAGCCTGCGATTTCGGCTCTTGGTAGATTTCCCAATCGCTACAAGTGTCTACCCATTTAACCTCCTCTATTACCTCTCCCTCTTCGTCGCAAAGGTCGTCACCTACAAGCGTAATGTATTCAGCCGCCGTCCAGCCCGGTCTATTTATCTTCTCCCCCGCTTCCAGCCAGGTCGTCGCCTGCGATTTCGACTCTTGGTAGATTTCCCAATCATTAGTATCGTAACCCTCGCTACAAACAAATTCCCGCCCATCTCTCCACACCGGATCACCATTCACTAAATTAATATAGTCTGTCGACATCCATACCGGTTGCCGCACCTTACCCCCGCTTACATAATGTTCTAATACTTCCCATTTCATACTATTCACTTCCTTTCTTTGTTTGGCCGCCATTCATATTGGCCGCTACTGTTAATTTTTAATCCGTTATCTTGCATACCTATATTTATTATATGCTCCATTTTCTTAGTACAGGGAACCTCTGATACTATTTCTGTGTGTAATAATACCAGAGCTTTTCTTGCCTCGACCGCTAATATAAGACTCTGTCCTTCTTTTTCTACGAGCTTTGTATTTTGGCGTTCTAGCGATTTAATGCGACGGCTCAATCGTTGCTTTATGTCTGCTTTTGCTTCCATTATTCTAATCCATCCAATAGAGTATTCTCTTCGCTTTGCTTTTTTGCCGACCTTAAGTTTTTTACAGATTGGTTGTAATAGCTTTGCTTTAGTTCTATGCCTATTCCTTTTCGGCCACTTGTGACAGCCCCGTAAACCTCGGAACCTACACCCAAAAACGGAGTCAATACCACTTCGCCCGGATTACTTCGCAGTTCGATTATACGGTTAATAACATCTAATTGCAAGGGGTGAACGTGCTTTTCGTCGTCCTCATCCCGGCCTTCTTTATATTTCAACACCTCGTCAATTCTCACGTCGTCCCAGAATGAGCTTGCGTACTGTTGCCAAATCCAATGCGAAAACCTGTTACCCGTTTGCTTGCCTTCGTAGTTTTTGAACTCTTGATGCGACGCGGGCATTTCTCTTGACCCGTGATATACTTTTAGTCCGGTTGTGTGTGTTACTGGTACAAGGTTTTCACCCTTCTTGCGGAATATCAAAAGATAGTCAGCAGATGCAACCCCCGCATATATAGAATCGTCCACTACGGTCTTGTGTGCAAGCGTTTTCTGCATAGTACGATTGCGAACTGACAAAGGTTCCTTCCATATACAATGCCTCGCCATATATTCAAATCCTTCCTCTTGATGTAACCTGATTATATCACCGGGAAAATCTACTAAACAATCCTTACCTGAATTGCCGCTAGGGGTATCCATACAATGAACCGCCGTGCATCGGCCTTGCTTGGTAAGTCGATGTATGTGTTTGACTACATATCTGTAATGCTCAAAGAAGTCCTCGTAACTGTCAGCGTTTGACAAATCCCTCTCACTGCTAGAATATTGGTATAACCCGCAAAATGGCGGACTATAAACCGATAGGTCAATTGTATCGTCTTTCATGTCTGCCATTACTTCTATGCAATCTCCCTGATATATTGCAAAATCATCCGTTATTGTTTGTTCTCTTACGCCCATTGTGGAACCTCTACTTCCCTATCAAATTTGGTTATATTATTAACATGTACTGAGTCGTTCATATATTTAACTAATTGTGTAAACATCTCATCGGCTTGTTTTTGCTTTCGCCGTAGCGATTTAATGGAGTTCTCGTCACCTTGCGTATAGATTAAGTGAACATCAACCTTGCGTTCTTGACCATGCCTCCAACATCTTCGAATAGCTTGGTAGTATTGCTCGTAACTGTAATTGGGAAAGTGTGTAACCTGATTGCAATGTTGCCAATTCAATCCCCATGCCCCAATTTTAGGCTTAGTTATAATTACCCTTTCGCTGCCTTTGGAAAATGCTATTAGCTTATCTTCTTTGGAGTCGTCTGTGTCCCTACCGCTGACCTGAATAGCATCGGGTATCATCTTTTCCAGCAAATCACCCTCGGCGTTAAGGTTACACCACACTACACCGTATTCATTGTTGCTATTAATTATATCGGCTACTTTCTCGCATCGTTCTTTAACCGTTGCTTTCCGCTCGTCCCTAACTTCTTCTAATCTGTGAGCTGGAAATGTAAACAGTTCGCCCTCATTTGGTGGACGTGATATTTTTAGATTGTGCGGTATTTCGTTTAATTCTGGTAGAACAAAACCCTCGTCGTTATATCCTAAATCAGACGGTAGCCTCATGGCTCTTGCCCAACTTGATACCCACTTCCAGAACGCTTCCTGAGCATGGCCTTTTAGTCTCCACTTTGTCGCCTCTGTAAATCTTCCTAGTGTGTTGGATGCACAATTATTTTGATCGTTCTTAAAAAACCTGCCAAGCATATCCATGTAACCCAAATACCCAAGGGCCTCGCTTGACGTGCCGAGCTCTATAAAGTCATTGGGGGCTGCTGTTGCTGTTGCCAATAACCTATATTGTATTTTCCGTAAGAATATATTGATTTGGTTTTTGATTTTGCCCTTGAAATTTTTGAGGATCGAGCTTTCATCTAATATCACCCCCGCAAAGTCTTTAGGATTAAAATAGTGTAATCGCTCGTAATTGCTTATGGTAATCTTGCCTGCTACAAGTCCGGTTTTAGACCTCCCCACATTTTCTATCCCAAACTTTTTAGCTTCCTCGACCATTTGTGAACCAACTGCCAAAGGCGTTAGTAATAATACGTTGCCGTTGGTTTTTCTTACCACGTTATCAGCCCAAACCAACTCCATAATAGTCTTACCCAACCCGCAATCTGCAAACTCACCCGCACGCCCTTTGCGGATTGTCCATTCTGTCATATCTTTCTGGTGGTCGTACAAATAGTCGGGCATAAACAAAGGCTCAAACCCTGACATATCACCCACACCTCTCTTATTAGTCAAATAATTACTATAGCTCATTTTTTCCCTTTCATAGTTCCAGTCCTTTTGCTTTTGTACCTTTCCCTAAAACACTTATCGCATATATATAGATCGTAATGCGTACCAACCATCTTAACGGTTTTTGTTGTTGGTGTCCCGCATAATCCGTCTATTTTGTGGATATTATCCTGGTCGTCTTTGTATTCCCCGCATTTCACCTCATTACCTCGTCGTACCGTTTGCCATTGAAATACAGACTCTTTTTGTCTGCCTTTTCCGCACATGCCAGCAAGTACAGTGCTATTTCTCTGGCAACATGGGGTTTAAGTTGTATGCTTATTTCTACTAGCTCCAGACTCGACATCTTTGACGTAAAGAATCCCATATTAACCACACCGGAATCCTCTGTTGACTCTACCTGGTAACTGTGTTCCATTCCGTACTTTTGGCTTGTTTGAGATATTCGCACATCGTAATCGTCGAACTTTTTCTTTTTTCTTTTCATAATCGCCTCACCTGCTCATCGTGCCATATACACATTTTCACAAAGTCGTTAAAATCTATGACCCCATTGTCATCAGAATCAAACCGGTCGAGCTTGTTTTCGATGCGATCTAAATGTTTATCTGTTTCTATTAACCCGCATATAATTATTATGAATA